CCAAAATTACTTCCTATGAATCCCATCTTTTCAAAATTGGTTTGGTTTACATTAGGAAGAGAATTTAGTATGTAATTGAATCCAGTATTTCCACTATATGTGAAAGTATATTGTGGAGAAGTTAAAAAGTTTTCTCTGTTGTAGAAATTATAAGCGGTATCCCCACTAAGACCCGAAACAATTGTTCCGACAATTATTTTGTTGTCATTCAAGGATGACTGATACAAACAAGTACCAAAAAGTGTCTTCTTTGTTTCTGTCTTGTTGTCATAGTATTGAACAGAACCAAGATTGAATGTTGTTCCAGCAGGAACAACTCCGAAAGTCTTTTTAAGAAAAGATCTGTCAGAAGTATTGTAAGTATGTGAATAATCCAGATAACAGGTATTTCCCTGAATCAAAATATTTGGTGCTGAGTTCAACCAACCCTTTTGGAAGATAGGATCATATGTATTTCCGTAAACAGAAATACCATAATTTTTATATGATCTTACTAAATTTAGAGTTGGAAAAACTGGCATTTTATGATGCTATGAATGTCACTACCTGCGTTGCACTTGCTGAACTTACATAAATCTTACTTAAGTTGTCAATTGGCATGAATACTTGATCACCAGGATCTAGTGCATGGCCTGTTGATGAACCAACAAACACTCCGCTATTTCCAACATAAATGAAATCTGTATTTGTTGATAATGCTTTGATTGTTACACCCTTCCCACATGTGAATCCAGAATCCAATTGTTGGACCGCTGGATAAATTGAACTTGTTCTGCCAGTCTTAAACGAAGTTGGCATGGCAGTAGCAAGACCAAGATTTAAAGTTGAAAGTTGAGCATAAATTCCTGTCAACCCAGCTAATATTGCAGTGTCGTTTATTCCAATTGTATTCCCAACTGTGGTAGAAACGGGTTGTCCTCCAGTTATGCCTTGAATTCTTAGAGCATCACCGGAGTTGGTAACACCCACTGTTGGATTGATTACGGCATTAATTGTGGCCCCGGAAATTTGAACAAAGAGAGGATTGCTTACATTTCCAATTTCAGTTCCGGAAGAATTTACTAAATTTGTGTATCCCCAAGTTGTTCCATTTGGACCCCAAACAGAAATAGAATCCTTGGTTCTTAAGAGTGGTGTTCCACCAGTAATTTCTACTTGATAACCACTAAAGGTTCTTACATAAACAGGTGCTGTGGTGATTCCTGTGGCATATACGGTACCACTTACAGCAACGGGAGTTCCACCGGGAATGCCTTGTACTGCTCCACAGAAGCCCACTAGATTGGCTGTAATGCCTCCTCCAATTACACTGACGGGAAGACCGTTAGAGTTGCTTACGATAGAAACAGAGCCAGTAGGTCCGTATGCCAACTTCATGTATTGGAAGTGAGAAGTTGCCCCAGAGAACACAATTGCGTCTGTTGCTACATTGAAGGTGTTTCCACCTGATTCAATTAATACGTTTGGATCTGAGTCAAATGCCATTTTTGTTCCTTAAAGTGGTATAAATAGTTCTAGAATATTTAGATGGATTCAATTATTGCTTTTTTATTAATACGACATATAGTATAACCATGTATATAGACGACACAGCAAAAGAAAAATTTTCAAACAAGGTCATAGAGCGAACTTTAAGTACCAATCTATCGTTTATGGATTGTGTTCTTGAACTCGCAGAAGAAATGAATCTTGATCCTGTTGCTGCTGGCAAACTTTTGACTAAGCCTCTTGTTGAAAAAATTGAACAGGAAGCTAAAAATTTACATCTGTTGAAAAAGAACAAAAACAAGAAACTCCCAGTTGACTGACCTGGAGTTGCTTGTATAATCTGTCAGTCATTTAGGCCAAGGTAGATCCTTGGGGAAAGAACAGTATGGGAAATTTTTCAGATTTTAAAAAGAAGAGTAAGAACTCGGTCGCACAACTTTCTGAGCGTTTGGAGAAGATGAACGCAAAGGAGAGTTACAAGGATGAACGGCTTTGGAAGCCGGGAATCGACAAGGCTGGAAACGGATACGCTGTTATCCGCTTTCTTCCAGAAGTCGAAGGAGAGGAGACCCCCTTCGTGGCTGTCTACAGCCACACCTTTAAGGGTAAGGGTGGGTGGTTCTACGAGAACTGCCCTACTACGATTGGCGAGAAATGCCCAGTCTGTGCCGCAAACACAGAACTGTGGAACAGTGGCATCGAAGACGACAAGAACATTGCTCGTCAGAGAAAGCGCAAGTTGACCTATATTTCCAATATCTTGGTCGTTGAGGATCCTGCAAACCCTGAGAACAAGGGCAAGGTCTTCCTCTACCAGTATGGAACGAAGATCTTCCAGAAGATTCAGAGCCTCGCCCATCCTGAGTTTCAGGATGAGGTTGCGGTTGATCCGTTCAACTTCTGGACAGGTGCGGATTTTAAGATCAAGATCCGTAATGTCGGTGGGTATGTAAACTATGATCGCAGCGAGTTTGCAACCCCTGCACCACTTCTTAGTGGTGATGACAAGAAACTTGAGGAACTATGGAAGAAGCAATATCCCCTCAAGCCGTTTGTGGACAAGAGCCAGTTCAAGAGCTTTGATGAACTGAACGCTAGGTTCAAGAAGTCTGTCGGTGACGATATTCGCGCTCAGTTTACTGAGTCCAAGAGCATCGAAGACGATGTGGAGGAATCTTCAGTTGTGGAAAATGTTGAAGAGAAAGATCCTCTGCAGTACTTCTCCGAAATGGAGAACGATTGAAAAAGGCCCCCGAAAGGGGGCTTTTTTTATTTAAGCCCATTGTGGGGGCATGCTCATTCTGTCTCTGCGAGCATAGAAGATAAGATTTGTTGGTTCGATGGTTGGTCTTTCTTCAAACTCATCTTTTTGACGAGATGGAAGCCAATTGTTTTTTACATTGTTATAAAGATCTTGAAACCCACCACGCATTTCCGTCATCTGCTCTTCCAAGTATTCTGCTTTTTCATAAGCAGCCTCGGCATCCATCTTTACATTGAAATCCAAAGCAGCGGTTTCTGATCTCTGTGCCTTGACGTTTTCCTCAACATCTATTTCTGTGGCCTGAAGAAGAATTCTTGGGGGGAGTTCCAGCGATGGTTGCAAATTTATAAATTCAGACGGATTCAGCAAGTCCTCCTGTATTGAAGGAGAAATTGCTTGAGTCTCTGCTTGGACATCTAATGAGAATTTATTTTCTTCGTTCATAGGTTAAAGTAGTTTATTCCGTTGTGCGAATTCATGGAACTCTGTTTTTTCTTTTCTTGATATTCAGCGATTAATTGTATGTATATGTCCCTTTCCCAACACTTCATGTTTTCTATGTCTTCCAACGACCAAGAAAAGTTGTTTATCATGGTAAAGTTTGTGTTGAAATAATCCCTCAAATCAAAAAACTTTACCGATAAGTAAAAAAATTCAGTAAACCACTGACCTCCTTTTCTTCATTTGAAAGTTGAATTTTTACAAAAAGTTCTGGTTGTTTTTTCAAGAAAGAATCTATTTTGTTTAAAACAGACAAAGGCATGTTGTCAATTGCTTGCTGGATTTCCTCAGTGACAAATTTGTTTATTTTGTAGATTTCTTTTTCTACTATAATTTTTTCAATGCATGCCTTTTGAAGTTCTTCTTTGTCCAACGATGGGAGTCGAAGAATATCCTTGATCGTGGGTGTTTGAAGAATAAGAGTAAGTTTGCCAGACACTCGTACTTCTTCTTCGCCTATTTGATTGCGTGGTTCTATGTTTGCGATGTTGACTTGAACTTTTTCATCGTTGTAAATCAAGTTTAAGATTTCATCAACGCTCTTGGCTCGTATTTGCAAAAACAAATATTCAGCATCCGCCAGACACAAACTTTCAATGTCGGCTCCTTTTGAATATTGTTTCAACAATTCCACCATGTTTTTTAATGCCAACTTTTTGTTGTCTTCTTGGAGAATGAGCGCTAATGACTTTGCATCCTTTACTTTAAAGGATGTAAAAGAAACATTTTGCTTTGAAAATGGTAATTGAGTTTCATACGAAGGCAATAAAGATTCAATCTGTTCAACAATATTCATAAAATTCCTTTAACTAATTGTAAATTCTCTGTAGTTCATCAAAACTTGATAAAGCAAATATTCGTTTGGTCTTGCCATTTCCAAAGTAAAGGGCAGGTTTTCCAAAGGATATACTTCATAAAATTTAAAAGTTCGGTTTGTATTTCCGTTTGGATCCAAAAGTTTAATATGCATTTCAGTGCCATATATGATGTCATTGTAATATGAGACACCAAATGGTGCTTGGACAGAACCAGCAACCCTACCACCACTGTAAATTTTATTAAACCACTGATTGAAAAAATCAACAATAAAGTTGTCGTTGGTAATTGGCATGCTCAACATGACACCACCTACAAACTTCTGATATCTGGGAACAAGTCTTCCGGGACCAAAACCAGTTAGATTGTCTGCTAAGGTGTCGATGGCTCGGGAGCCCATTGCCACGGCAATAGTCTGAACATCGTCTGGAGCCAATTGTGGCAATCCAGAAGGCAGATTTATAAAGGACACCGAGTAGCGGTTGTTTCTTTGAAGTCCTTTGTGTCTATCAAAAAATGATTTGATGTCGTTGATTGAATTGCTCATTTGGCAAATATCTCTTTTTCTGTAATAAGTTTAAATTCCATGTTGTTTTTATCACAGTATCTCTTGGCAGCTTCCCATTTTGCCGAATTGATAATCCAAGTTATCTTTTCTTTTTTTGATGCATTTTCTTTCAAATAAGTCTGCTTCTTTGGTTTGACTTCAACCATCCAAGTTTTCAATCCCTCTGGGTTGTTGAATTGAATGATGAAATCAGGAAAATAATTGTGTTGTTTTTTATCCAAAGGATTTATGTAAGGAACAATTATCTCTTCAAATGACCATTTTACAATATTTTCAGTTAAGTCGCAAAATTTGCAAACATTTCTTTCCCACAATGATCGACAAATAATTTTACTTGAATCACCGACATATTTGTCTTTGTTTGTGGGCGTAAATTTGGTCTTATAAGCCATGCAAATATTTAGGTAATTTTATCTAAATAACAATAGAGATGGCCTACTTCCAACAATACCCTTTGGGTGCTTATGCTGCAGAACAACCACTTTGGTTGAATTTTTATGCTGCTGAATATTCTTTACGAAACATTGATCGTACCAGACCCGGTGTGGTCAACCGTTCATTTCTTCATTTGAAGTTGCCGATGCCCAAGGAACCGGGCTATCAGTTGCAACACAACTTCGGAGAAAGCAACAACAACCCTGTCGGACCAATTTTGTCAAGAGCAGGAATAGCCAATAGTGGTGGAAATCTTTTGGGTGCTGGTGGTGTCAACATGTTGGCTCGGGTTTTCCAACCAGCAACATTTTTTGCTGAAAGAATGTTTGCAACATCTACCTATAGACGTTT